TACGGGATTTTTGTTAAGCTTTGTATATATAAGAATAGGATTAATCCTAGTAAAATATTTTATAAATTTTTTATAAACTTTATTTCTCTTTCTGCTATTAAAACCATTGGATACGTTTTACAAATTGTAATCGCACGACCTTCTATTTTATCAACTGCTTCTATTTGTTTTTTATTAAGTCCTAAATATTGGTTTAGTAAATATTGCTTTGTCCTGCCGCCAAGAGTAGCATTAAAAAATGTCAATGAGTGACACTCATTCAAAATTCCTTTAGTTTGTAAACCATTACATGCAATATGAGAAAGATAAATAACAGAATTATTACAGTGTCTACCGGTATTTAACATTTTACCTAGTAAATCTCTCAGTTTTAAAACCATTTTCTTATCAGTTATACAATCAGTGTCATCCCAAATAACTAAACTATCTCTAAAGTCTTCAGCATCTAATTCTGTTTCCAAAAAATCATTATCTAATTTTATTCGTTTAATCCCTTTTATTTGGTCTATACTTGTATCATTATCAATATATGAGAGTAGATATATTGGATTTTTTGGAAATAATTTTTTATATTCGTTACCAAGTTGAGAAGCAAAATAACTTTTACCGCTTCCACTTGCACCGACAATATAACTAATAAATCGTTCCTTATTTGGGTCTGGTATATATTGAAATTTACCTTGTTCTTTTTTTAATATTAATTCATTATAGTTATTTGTTGCTGATGAATTTTCATCTAAATAAACAATTTTATCTTTAGTTTTTTTATTGGCATTTTTAATTTTAGCAATTGGTATCCCATCAGATTCTAGATTAAATGAAGCCATTAATTTTATTCTATATAATACATATAGAATAAAATTTTAGGTTAAAAAAATATATATAATTAGATATTATTTTTAATTTTTTCTTTAATTTTCTTGTTAAAACTTAACATGTGTTTTTTAACACCACTAGCAATAAATTTTTCTTCTTTTATTAATCCTTCATCTTTTTTTTTAAAATTATCAATAATTTGCATTTCTAATTGTTTACTTACATTCTTTATACTGTTGTCATATGCATAACCCTTTTTTAAACTTTTTCTTAAATTTGGCATTATATAATATAGTTTATATATTATTTTTTTTAATTATTATTTCATAAAAATAAGAATTCTTGTGTAAATGTGCTTATCATTCCTAATTTTAATAGAGAACAATTTAAACTATTTACTGAAGAAGCTGAATTAGAAGCAAGGGCGATAAATAATATTTCTTGTGTTGGCTGGTAATCACCCTTAATTGGTTGATAACTAGAAGCAACTAGAGGGGACGCGCTAAAATTACCCCATGCATTAGGAGCATTGTAACTTAATCCTTGTAAATTTCCAAAACATTGAACAAATACATCAGAACCTTGAAAAACAGACGGGACAACAGTATATGAAGAATGATACCACGGACGATAATCATTTACACCAGTCGGTTTAGTATATATCACGATATATGGATAATCCCCCAAACTTGTACAATTTGAAAACATTTCATAATAAATTCCTTTTAAATCTGATACTTTCATATTTAATTGAGGTGGAAAATAATAATTAAATTTAGTGCCTGCAACGGTATTTTTTACAAACCAACCAAACACACCGAAGCTGTTTTGATAAGTTGTATTGGTTGATGGAATTATTGTACTGTCTGCATAAATTGCAGGACTTGAAAAAGTTAATTGAGGTACAACAATTTGTGGTAAAATATGATTTATATTAGTTATTGATGTGGTGTTAGATGCAATATTAAATGAATTTTGTGATATATCAGTTGTATTTGTCGCCACATTACTTTTTAAACTAACACCATTAAAAGTTAAATCAGTAGCACTAAGACGTGAATTATTGGCGGTTGAATCAATATATTCAGTATATGGACTATTAGTAGTATTATCATTTCTAAGACGAGTATTTGAATTATCATTTTGTAGTTGTATTACATATGAGTTTTGTGTATTGTTTGTTCCATTTGCATAATTTCTAAGAGTTGAATCATTCGCCCTTATAGTATATTCATCGCTATTTAATGTTACTCTAATAACTTTATTAGTTGTTAATCCTTGAGTACTTAAATTTAATATTTTATCCGGTGCGGTTGTTGCGTTACTGGTCCAAAAATTGAAACCGCCAGTTGTTGAGGCTGATGCATTTAAAAAATTAGTTTCTAAATTGGGTGAGCCGGCTATCCCAAGATGCTGATACATACCGACACTATTTGATGTACTAGTTGTTGGAAATCCAACTAATGCGGGAGTATTATTTAAATTTCCAGCTAATACGCCTTGGTTGTTGAATTGACCATTTGAGGATAAAGTTTGAACAGACATAAGTGTATTAATAAACTAAAGTATTTTATTTTTCAAAATTATATTTAATTAAATAATTAAAGCCAACCTAAAAATATATTATGGTTTACTGTTATGGTTTGTTTTTATTTTTACGGGATTTTTACTATTCTTATTATAATAAAAGCTTAACAAAAATCCCGTAAATTTTATATTAATATTAATACGGAATGGATGGAGTTGTATCAACTAAAAATAATATTTTAAATAAATATCATTTTTATGATGTTTAACAACTAATTAGATTCAATAATTAAGATGATATGATTTTTTAATTTTTTACTAATATAATGTGCATGTGGATGCGGGTCAAACTGTCTAAATGAATAGTAATTTTTACGTTGGTTATCATCTATTTTTTTAAATTGAAAATGTTCTGTAACATATTTAATGGCTTTTTCTCGTGTAAAATACTTTTTAGGGATTAAAACAGATTGAACATTTGATTTACCTGAACCAATATCAAACCAATCATTTTCTTCTTCTTGTTTTTTAGGTTGTAATTTCTTCTTAGGTTCAATATAGTTTAATCCAAAATTTAAATGAAAGTCATTTAAATTTTCTGGTTGTTCTTCATATTTCTTTTTGTAATTAGGTTGTATAAATGTTTCAATTTTCTTTTTAATTGGTTGTTTTGGTTTCTTTGTATATTTTCGTTTTTTATGTGGTTCAAATCTATACAATATCAATTCTTTTAATTCATTAATTGTAAATTCATTCATATATATATAATTATATTATTTATTATCCATTTTGATATAATTATTACTTATGGTACTGCTACTAGTCCCCATATTTGTAGCGGTTTCTTTTAATTCTTCCATAGGTGTTTTAAACTTATCTGTTAAGTAAATATTACGAAGCATACTAACAGAAATCTTTTTATTAAAAATCTTATTTAATATTCTTGTGATGCTATTAACTTGTTTTAATTCTTCACCCTTAATATTAACTAATAAAAAGAAATTTTTATCTTTTCTTAGTGGATGTATTTTTAGATATTGTAATAAAATATTTTGTAATTCATCACTAACATCAATTTCTTGAAGTTGATACGTGTGAGATGTTTTAAAATTATAAAATAAGAATTTATTATTAGTTGGTAAATAATAATTAAAATCTTTGTAATCTTCTGTTAAATCTTTAGTTGATTTAATTACTTTCATTAATTGGTAATCTTTTAACCGTCTAGGTTGTTGTAAAACATATAATGAAAGAACAACAAAATCTAAAATATCATCCCATTCTTTTTCATTAATTTTTTTATTAACTTTCAATTTTAATAATGGTAAAACCTTATCAGCTAGATTATGATAAATTTTTAATACTTCTTCTTGTGAAATCCAATTTGCTTCTTGCGTTTCTGATTTAGTATTATTTACTTTCAATTCGTTGTTTAATTCCATCATCTTATTATAATAAATCTTAAATTCTTTTTCAAAGCCTTTCAACCCTTTTAAAGTACTTACAATACTGATGAGATACGTGCGTTGACTATTTGGTTTCAGGTGTTCAATTTTGCTTATAATTACATCAGTTTTTTTTAAAAAGTTATAATTTTTAATTGGTTCACCATCATTTAATCTTATGATATTTTTAGAATAAATATTTTTTGATGTTTCACTTAACACTCTTTTTGACATATATATATAGAATAGATATTATTTAAATATAAAAATATATAATCTATATATTTTTAAATTATTTAATCTGTATAATAAATACTTAATTGGTCCAAATTTTTGAATTTCATTTTAAAATACTTTCTCATGATTATATTATGAAATTCTTTATTAGTATAAACACCATTTTGAAATAAATAAATGCGTAATAAACACCACCGCCCACATGTTGAAACACCATCATCCCAACTTTGATAATCATATTTATTATTAGAATGTTTGACGGGTTCTAATAAATGTTTTAAGTAATCAATACTTTCACCAAATCGTTGTCTTTTTTCTTTTGATATAAATTTAAGTTCATCTTCTTCTTTTAACCCATATGAGTCAAAAAATTCAAAATTATTTTTATATCTAGTTATACATGTCCAATGACCAATATTAGTATTATTTTGTATATCATCAGTAAAGAATATAACGGCATAATCTTTTGGTTTTGGTAATAGTTGATATATATCATTATATTTTGATAAGTCTTGAAACTTTATTATTTTTAAATCTTGACCTAATACATTTTTTAAATCATCTCCAGAAACCATATAATCCATTCTATATAAATAAGCATATATAAATTAATTTAAATAATGTTTTAATAAACCTTTTAAATGAATGTTTTCATCTTTTAATTTTAATATTTCTTCTCTTAATTTTTCTATTTCTGATTTTTCATCATTTATAACTTCTATTATATTTTCATCATTTATAACTTCTATTATATTTTCTTTAATAATTGGGGTTTTTCTTCTATTTTTTCCTTCTTGTTTAACATAAGTTAATGTATATTCATTAGTTTTATTTTCTAAAATTATATTTTTTTCCATTTTTAATTCATTTTGAATTTTAGAAAAATCTACTTTATGATGCCATATTCTTGTTTTATGTGGAACAACTGAAACATAATCAGGATGTTTTTTTTGAAGTTCTTGTGCTTTTTTTAAATGAGCATCTTCAACTGAATATATTGTACTTGTATTACCTCCTTTATCTTTCATTGTTGTTTCTTTATCACATATGATAAAATTACATAAAACATTAACATAACCATCTTTTTGAAGTCTAATTGATAAATCAACATCTTCATTATATCTTCCTTCCCATTTATATTTTGGATAAATATCATTTGATAAAAGAATAGATGAAAAAACTCTTGTGTTAAAAGTAAATGGTGCTCTTATTTTTCCTTCTGGACAATAACTTAAATATTGATGACCTGACATTTTTACATTTGAATATCTATCTGTATAATCTTCAACTAT